GCCCGTGAGTATATAGTGTCTCGTCATAAGCCGTACTTACTGTAACGGCTTTTGTCCCCTCAGCCTCTATAGGTAGTAACGGCCACTCAGAACTAAAAGCCAGCTGTTTGTCACTGGCCTTATTCACGTTATAGCCCTGTCTGCTAACCTTTATTCCTGCACTCATTTTTAGAAGCCACCAATTAAAACTCGGTCGTTTATTCCATCGCTAATAACAATTCTTCTGTTCTTTCCGTCTAGTCTAATCTGCTTACTACCAAGGTATATGATTCCTTCACTACCAATAATACCTCCAACTAAACTGTTAGCGTCGGTATACCTTGTTGTAGAACTAATACTACCGTCCTGAATGTCAAAGGTGTTCCTGTACAGGTACTTATCAAACCCTGCTTCTGAAACTGTACTTATATCAATGTCTATGGTCATGTTGCTACCTTACCAAAACTTAATGGTGTTGCTACAAACCCAACCGCTTGTATTTCAAGAGAACTAGAACTGGTAAACTTCAAAGAATGTGTAAATCCACTACACTCTGTCGTTGGCAATATCTTAACTACTGTTGTCGTAGAACTACTGGAAAGCGTGTCTAATGTAGCGTAACTGCCCTCGTTAGAACTGTAGGTTACTACCAAGTCTCCACCTGATTTATACTTTACATAAAAGGCTTGTATTCTGTACTCTAGTGTTGGGTCGTTAAATGTATAGTGTGGGGTTCTGGCTTCTACACTTATAGCTCCAGCTGTTCCTGCACTGTTGTCGTCAGTACTTCCTGTATTCATTTTATACACAGCCATAGCAGTTTCTTCTCCGTAATAGAGGTCTTTACTTCCTGAACTGTTTATAAAGGTTGAGTATACTACTGGTTCGTCGTCTCGTGAGTTAAGTATCCACGCTCCATTACTTGTGTCAAAAACAAGCTCTGCGTTAGTTATTGCACTTGCTGGTGCTCCACTTAGTGTAGACAAGTCTCCTACTGAGAGGTAATACTTACCGTCAAAGGCTCCTGCTGCCATTTGGGAATAATTTGAGCTGCTTATCAAATCAAAAAGCCCGTAGCCGTCTACAGGGTCTTTAATCTTCTGAGAAATGTCTACTGGTCTTCCTGACCCGTTATACATATAAACGGCTTCTCTATCAGCCCATATTAAGTATCCATTAACGTTCTTTATTGTTCGCTCATTCACACACCCAAACCCTGGTATCTTTTCGGACCATGTGGAGGCTGGGTCCCAGACATACATGTTCTCCTCGTCAAAACTAATAAAATTTCCTTGGTAGGAAGTAATGCCTGTAACCTCACCGTCTTGGGTGAAGTAGTCTATTAAAACATACACTGTGTCGTTGTCCCAACCTGATGTGGCTGCGTCTGTAGTTACTGTGTCTCCGTCGGTAAAGCCTGTAATTAAGTGTATTTCACTGTCTGTGGTGTTGTATATATAGGCTGCACCCTCGTGGTAGGCTTCAAATATTTCTGTCGTTGTAGTTACTGTATTGGCTCCTGCACTGTCTGCGTTGGCTGCGCATGTGCCTGTTGAGTCGTAAAAAGTATCTGTATTAGGTTGAGAGTAAAATATTACGTTTGGCATGATTGAATTGCCTCCTACTGCTAGCATACTCTTGTTGACTGCTAATATATGGCCCCCAATAGTAGGAGCAACATCTGTTATTGTAGTTCCTGTGGTGTAGGCTAAGGCTGTAGCACCGTCCTCACTACCTAAATACATTCTGTCTAGGAAATTGACCATATTAACCTTTTTACTGGCTGGCCATTCGTCAGTATCAACAGCACTCCAGGTGTCTGTTCCGTTAAACTTCTCTAAGTCTCTATTACAAACCCTAAAGAACGTATGCGTTCCGTCTGATTCGTCGTAAGTACCTAGCCCGTAAACCTGGTCACTCCCTGCGGTTACACTACCAAGTAAGTCAGTACCCTTTCGTGAAGCCCAATTGCCTACTTTATCAAGAATAACATTCTTTAAAAGAGGAGACTCATTGTTTTCTATCAACTGATTATCAACCGATTGGTTCATACCTCCTGAGAGGTTCTGATACCACTTAACTCTTGGTTCTGTGTTTACGTTCATATTGTGCGTCTAGTCATGCTCTTTGCTCTTCTGCTTGGCACTATCCTGGGAGTTCCTGTACCCCTGTTAAGTGCGTAACTGGCAATCATTTCTATCTTACCAGCCTGATACTTCTGCTCAAACCTGTCTGCTTCGTCAAGCCTCATTAACTTGCGAAGAGCGTCAGCAGTACCACCTAGCACAAGTAGACTGTGACTGCCAAGAGGTAGTCTTGGTACGTCAGCGTCATTACTCAAAGAACTTGGCTGTTCTATATACTCAATTAAAATACCACTAGCAACCTTCTCGGAAGCTTCTGGAAGTATTCCTATAGCACTTGTTGGTGTTCCACTTATATCAACTGTTGTTGGATACCATATTGGTGCTGTCTCATAATAGTTCTCGTTGCCTGTCTGAAAGGCTTTGTTCTTGGGCTTATACTCACAGGTAGTGTAATAATCGTCGTCTTCGTCATACTTAACTGCTACCCTAGTAAGACTTCTTGCGTCTGTGGCATTACCACCCAGTCCAAACTCGTGGCCTAACACGTATATGGTGTCACCGTCCCAAGTGTCTGCAATAGTAGTGTCTAGTGTTACTGTAGTTGCTGCTGTGTATGCTGTTATTTCGGCTGTTTCTCCGTCAGTAGAGTTATAGACCGTGTCTCCTACCATACCGTTGTTAAAAATATTTCCTGTTGCAACAAGTGTGGTTGAAGTAGAGCCTGCTGCTACCGTTCCCGTAGTCTTATAAAAGTTCATTTTCCCCTCTTGCTGATAATCTTCTGGATACTGGCTAGAAAGGGCTGGGAATAGGTCGTCTATATACCTATCATTGACCCAGTTTCCTATGTCGGTTGCTGTAATGTCTTTAGAAGCAAGTATATCCCCTGAAGAATCCACATAGCCGATATACGAAGCTATTCTCTTTTTGATGTTTGTAAATGTCATTGTACAGCACTATCAATTTATGTATATATTGTACATTTATGAACCACTCATGTCTACAACACTAGAAGAACTACCACTCTCGTCCGTTAAAGTCGTAGTGCTTCCTGCACTGTCAGAAATTGTTCCACTAGAGCCTAAAGAGTCTGCTATGTTTTTAAGCCAAGAAGAAACTGTGGGAAGTATTCCTGCCAATAAAACATTACCAAACTCGTACACGTTTATATTAGAGTCTTCCCCAACAACTGTAGAGGTTTCGTCAACCTGTGTTACCTCACTTCCTGTTAGGTCTGTTACTGTAGCCATAGTTAATTATATATTATATTTTAGTTTGTAAAAGGTAATAAAGCGTAAAGGGCTTCTAAAACAGGACAGTTGCTACCAGTCTTAAAGCTTAGCACATCTCCATAACTTGTTCCTATAGAGCTTGTAGCGTATGCTTTGTAATAATAGGTCGTATTCGCTGTAAGCCCGTCTATAAGAACAGGATAAGTTCCCTCTCCCGTAGTGGTACTATCTATCTTGGTGCCCTGAGTAAACTCGTCTGTACTGTAATAAATACCTCTTTCTGTTACTGACTCTGTACCCTCGCTTGTTACGTTGCCTCCTACTCTAGCTATAGTCTTTTTAAGAAGTGTTGTGGTAGTGGTGGAAACTACTGGTGAGTCGGCAGAGGTCGTCGTCAAATCAACTGTAGTACCGTAACCAGTCCCTGTAGCGTTTACCGCATAAGGCCTAACCCTATAATCCGTACTCCCACTCAATCCCGTAATATCAAGGTCGTATGCTCCTGTGCCAAATGTTCCGTCCTCATACACCACAGAGTCGCTTGTTGTAGGGTCACCCGAAGAAGCTGCTATATAACAAAACCCTCTGCGTGTTATTGAAGTTCCACCTATAACTGTAACTGTTCCATTTCCTACTGCTGAATTATGTGTAATACTGCTACAGTTTTGTGTCGTAAGAGTTGGTGCCACATAGGTATCTCCATAAACATAAAAAGCTGGAGCCTCAGAAGTGAGTGCAGTCCAAGAAGTATCAAACCAGTTTTTATAAGCGACATTCCCACCGTGTGAAGGTGAAGAACCGTCATACCCAAACGAAATATTATTGGTAGAGTCCCCTCCACTATA